CACTACTAATACCGCTCGCGCACACGCGCGTGGATTTTGGAATCCGCGAGGGGGGTGCGGGGTGGTTTTTTATGCGCGAATATGCGCGGACTTTCGCGGAGATGCGGGATCTTTGGCGGGGATCCCGGGAGCGCGGGGGGACTTGAGTCCGGGAGACAGGACGGAGGAGTGAGGGCGATGGCGCGGAAGCGGATCGTGAGGAACATGACGCTGCAGGAGCAGGCGGAGGAGATCCTGCGGCGGGCGACGGAGAAGGGCGTCTCGAGCAATTTCTTTTTCGTCACCACGTTCAAAAGATACCAGGTGCAGATGAGGATCCTGACGGAGCTGGAGAAAGAGATCCAGCGGACGGGCACCACCGTGACGAAGACCTACGTCAAGGGCAGGGAGAACCTGTGCACGAACCCGGCGATCGCGGAGTACAACAAGACGAGCACCGCGGCGAACAGCACGGTGGACACCCTGGTGCGCATCATGGAGAAGCTGAGCGAGGAGCCGGTGAAGGAAAGCAAGCTCTTCCGGATGGTCGAGATGATGGGCGATGGCTAAGCGGGCCGGAGGAGCTGCCGCGGCGCCGGCGGCGAAGAATTACATTTTCGAGTACTACCAGGCCATCTCCGACGGCAGCGTGACCGTGGGGCATTGGATCCGGGAGTGGTACGCGCAGATCGTGGACGGGCTGCAGAATAAGCGGTACAGGTTCAATCAGAAAAAGGCCAACATGGCGATCCGCTTCATCGAGACCTTCTGCCGGCACCACGAGGGGCCGCTCGCCCCGGGACTGATCACCCTGGAGCTGTGGCAGAAGGCGATGCTATCCGTGATCTTCGGGATCGTGGACGAGGAGGGCTTCCGGGTGTTCCGGGAAGTGCTGATCGTGATGGGGCGGAAAAACGGCAAAACGCTGCTGGCCGCCTGCATCATGGCGCTGATCCTGTACCTGGATCCGGACTACGGCAAGCGCGTCTTCACCGTGGCCACGAGGCTGGACCAGGCGCGGCTGTGCTACGAGGCCCTGTATCAGATGATCAGGAAAGAGCCGGAGCTGGAGGAGATCACAAAGAAACGCAGGACGGATCTGTACGTGGCGGACACGAACAGCAGCGCGATGCCGATTGCCTTCAGCGAGAAAAAGAGCGACGGCTTCAACCCAAGCGGCGTCATCTGCGACGAGCTGGGCGCGTGGCAGGGTGAGCAGGGCCTGCGGCAGTATCAGGTCATGAAGAGCGCCCTGGGCGCCCGCCGGCAGCCGCTGCTGGTGAGCATCACGACCGCGGGGTACGTCTCAGACGGGATCTACGACGAGATGATCCAGCGCGGGACGGCGGTGATCAACGGGACGAGCCGGGAGACCAGGCTGGCCCCGTTTTTGTATATGGTCGACGATGCGGACAAATGGGACGACATCAACGAGATCAGGAAAGCCAACCCGAACATGGGCGTCAGCCTGACGGTGGACAACATGCTCGAGGAGATCGCCGCGGCGGAGCAGAGCCTGAGCCAGGCGGCGGAGTTCAAGACGAAGGTCTGCAACCTCAAACAGAACGCATCCACCGCATGGCTGAACGCCAAGGACGTCAGCCTCTGCTTCAGCGAGGCCGGGAAAACTTTGGAGGATTTCCGCCACACATACGGACTGATGGGCATTGACTTGTCAGTTTCAATCGATTTGACCGCCGTGGTGCTGCTTGTACAGAAGGGCGACACGGTGTGGTTTTTCACGCGGTTCTACATGCCGAAGAACAAACTCGAGGAGGCCACCGCGCGGGACGGCATCCCCTACAGCAAGTATGTCGAGCGCGGGCACCTCATCCTCAGCGGGGAGAACGTGGTGGACTACCACGACGTGGAGAACTTCTACACCCAGCTGGTCCGGGAGTATGAGATCCTGCCGCAGGCCAACGGGTACGACCGCTACTCCGCGGCCTTCCTGGTGCAGGACCTGCAGGGCATGGGCTTCAAGATGGAGAGCGTGAGCCAGGGCAGCAACCTCACCGGCGTGATCATCGACACCGAAGGGATGATCAAGGACGGGCGGCTCAAGAGCGCGGAAAATAACGACTTGATGAAAATCCACATGATGGACAGCGCGCTGAAGTACGACGAGACGAACCGCAGGCGGCTGGTGAAAGTCAGCAGCACGGCCCACATCGACGGCATGGCGGCGCTGCTGGACGCGATGACCATGCGGCGGAATTATTACACAGAGCTGGAGAGCATGCTGCGAAACGAACGATGACCGGAAGCGAGAGGAAAAGCAAATGGGACTGATCGACAGGATCTTCGGGAAGAAGCGGGCGCCGGCGGAGCTGACCCGGCTGGAGACCTTCACGGCCTACGCGCCCGTGTTCACCACATGGGGCGGGCAGATCTACGAGAGCGCGCTGGTGCGGGAGGCGATCTACGCAAAGGCCCGCCACGTGATGAAGCTCCGCTTCGACATGCGGGGAAGCGCGAAACGCAGCCTGTACAACGCCGTGAAGGCGCGCCCGAATCCGTGGAGCACGTGGCCGGACTTTCTCGAGCGGTGCAACAACATCTACGAAACCCAAAATAACTTGATCATCGTGCCGGTGCTGGACGAATACGGGCAGACGAAGGGATTCTGGCCGGTGTTCCCGAGCGGGTGCGAGGTGAAGGAAGGCCCCGGCGGCACGCCATTTCTCGTATTTCAGACGGGGACCGGGAAGCGGCAGGCCATGGAGCTGGACCGCTGCGTATTGATGAAAAAGCACCAGCTGCAGAATGACTTCTTCGGCGAGAGCAACTCTCCGCTGCAGCCCACCATGGAGCTCATCAACACTTTCAACCAGGGCATCATGGAGTCTGTCAAAAACGCGGCGAGCTACAGATTCGCCGCCCAGGTGACGAACTACATGTTCGACGAAGACCTGGCGAAAGAGCGGAAGCGCTTCGACAAGCTCAACTTCCAGGACGCCGGCGGCGGGCTGCTGCTGTTCAACGCCAACCTCAAGGACATCAAGCAGCTGGAGGCGGGCAAGTCCCTGGTGGACGAGAAGCAGCAGGAACTGATCCAGCGGAACGTCTGGGCCTACTTCGGCGTGAACGAAGGTGTGATCATGAACACGGCGACGCCGGAGCAGCTGGGGAGCTTCTACGACGGCGAGATCGAGCCATTCGCCATCAAACTGAGCGACGCCATGACGGCGATGATCTACTCCGAGCGGGAGCAGGCCGCCGGCAACTGCGCGCTGCTGACCGCCAACCGCCTGCAGTACATGAGCGTGGCGGACAAGGTCAGCCTGAGCCAGCAGCTGGGCGACAGGGGCGCCATCCTGATCGACGAGATCCGGGATATGTTCAATTTCCCGCCGCTGGAGGACGGGGCCGGACAGCACGCGCCGATCCGCGGCGAGTATTACATGGTGGACGAAGGCAGGCCGGATGGCAAAGGCAAGCCGGAGGACGAGGACGGAGGGAAAGACGATGCTGAATAAAGAGATCCGCATCTTCAATTTTGAGACGCGGGCAGAGCAGAACGAAACGCACGGCACCTTTATCACGGGGATGCCGATCGTGTTTGATCAGACCACGGACCTGGGCTGGTGCACGGAGCGCATCGATCCGGAGGCGCTGCGGGACACCGATCTGCGGGACGTGCGGTTTCTCATCGGGCACAACACGGGCATGATCCCGCTGGCCCGCAGCCGGAACAATAACGAAAACTCCACCATGCAGATGGTGGTGACGGACGAAGGGATGAAGATCCGGGTTGATCTCGACACGGAGAACAACTCGGAAGCACGCGCGCTTTACTCCGCTGTCAAACGCGGTGACATCAGCGGTATGTCGTTTATGTTCACTGTTGACACGGATAAAGATAGCTGGGAGGACATCGAGAGCGAGAAACCCCACCGGACGATCATGAGCATCCAGCGGGTCTTCGAGGTCAGCGCGGTGGCCTTCCCGGCATACGAGGGGACGAGCATCGAAGCAGCTTCCGAAGACGCGGCGCTGGACAGCGCGCGCGCCTCGCTGGAGAGCGCAAGGAAGCGGCTGGCCGAGGAGCGGGCCCTCGCTGCCGAAACGGAGCGCCGGAGGGCGGCTCTGGAGCGGCTGGAAGAACTGCAGAGGAGGGTCAGAGCATGAAAGAGCTGACCGAAATGACCGTCGACGAGCTGCTCGAACGGCAGCAGGAGCTGGCGGCCGACATTCCGCCCGAAACGCGGGACGCGATGACGGCGGAGGAGATCGAGGAGCGGGCGAATCAGCTGGAGGCCGTCACGGCTGAGCTGGAGGCCCGCAGGCAGGCCGCTGCCGAGGCGGAGGAGCGCCGGAAGCAGATGGCCGAGGACACGACCGTGAAGACGGTCACGAAAATGGAGGAGGAAAAAAGAATGACCTTCGAGATCAACACCCCCGAGTATCGGGACGCGTACCTCAAGAACCTGATGGGCAAGGAGCTCTCCGCCGAGGAGCGCGGCGCCCTGACCAGCGCCGGCGCAGTGATCCCCACCGAAATGCAGAACAAGGTGTGGGACAAGCTCAGGGAGAACCAGCTGATCGCTGAGCTCGATCTGATGCACATCCCCGGCTACGTGGCCCTGCCCCGCGCGAACACCGTGAACGACGCCGCGTGGGTGGCCATGGCGACCGCCGCGACCGACTCCGCCGATGTGGTTGACAGCGTGACGCTGGTCGCCAAGAAACTCATCAAGACCATCGAGATCACCGCCGACATCCAGGCGATGAGCATCCCCGCCTTCCAGACCTGGCTGACCAACAAGCTGGTCGAGAAGATGGAGGCTGCCATCTGCGCCGCGGTGCTCTCCGGTGCCGGCAGCGCGACCGTGCCCCAGGGCGTCATGGCCTCCGGTGCCGGCGCGACCGCCGTGACCAAGGCCTTCACCATCGCCGGCCTGAGCGACGCCATGGGCAGCCTGCCCGGCGGCTATCAGCGCAATGCCGTGTGGGTGATGTCTGCCGCGACCTTCTACGGCACCATCGTGCCCCTGGCCGCCGACAGCAACGGCGTGCTGGTGATGAACGGCCTCGAGCAGCGCTTCCTGGGCCACAAGGTCGTCATCGATGACAACGCCGCGGCGAAGATCATCTACGGCGACTTCCGTGACGGCTACGCCTTCAACTTCGGCAGCGACATCTCCGTGCAGGCGGACGGCTCCGTGGGCTTCCGCGCCGGCTCCACCGTGTACCGCGCCATGGCTCTGGCCGACGGCGCCGTCGTGCAGGGCGAGGCCTTCGTGGTCGTGACCAAGACCGCCTGATCGATCGGAGTGTGAGACAGGATGAAGCTGAAGGCGACGGAGGAGTACTTCGACATTGAACAGGAGACGCTGAAGAAGCCCGGCGACATCCTGGAAGTCTCCGAAGAGCGGGGAAAGGTCCTCCTGGCGGCACGCGTCTGCGCGGAGCTGCCGGAGGAGCGCCCCGCAGGAAAACCGGCAACCCAAAAGCACGCGCGCAAGAGCGCGGGCAAATAACCGATCACAGGGCCGCAAGGCTTTTGTGATATACCGCCGCCCGGACGGGATCCACTCCCCCGTCCGGGTTTACCTTTTGACGAAATGAGGAGACCCACATGCTGAGAGAGGCCATGCTGGCGCTGCGCGTGACGGACATGGAATACGCGCCGGAAATCGCGCGGCTGCTGAGCGCCGGGCAGAACGACCTGGCCATCGCCGGCGTCGCGATCGAGGGCGGCGTCCACATCGAAATCACGGAGGACCCGGTGACGGGGACTATCACCGCGGCGGATGACAGCACGATCCGGGACGACCTCGTGAAGACCGCGCTGATCACCTACGTGCGCGTGCACTTCGGGAGCCCGGCGGACCACGACCGGCTGGCGGCGAGCTACGACCTGCAGAGGAAGCAGCTGGCGAACGCCACCGGGTACACCGACTTCGGCGAGGGGGCGGAAGCGTGAAGAGGGTGGGCATCGTCTACCTGATCGCCGAAAGCCCGGAGGCGCGGGGCGTCCTGGACACGGCGACGGAGACACGACGGAAAACCTACTGCGAAGAGAAAAGCCTCAGCGTGACGGAGATCTACCAGGCGAGGGCCACGGGGTACTCCCCCACCGTCCGCCTGGTGCTGCCGCAGGATTTCGAGTACCGCGGCGAAACGCGCTGCGAATACCGGGGCGAGCCGTACCGCATCATCCGCGACTATCGCGACGAGAAGAGCGACGGTGTCGAGCTGACGATCGAGCGCGTGCGCGGAAACGCAGCCGCGCCGGAGGAGCAGGAGGTCGGTAACGGATGATCTACGAGGAACTGGTCGCGGGACTGCAGGCCATCGAGGGCGTGCGCTTCGCGGAGTACGAGTGGAAAACCCGTCCGGCGGGCGACTTCGGCACCGTGCAGCTGGACTTCGAGGCGGCGGTGGAGAACGGCGACGACTGCAAGGTCCACAGGGCGTGGGAGGGCAGCGTCGACCTGTTCACGCACGGGCAGAACGACACGGCGGTGGAGGCCGTGGAGGATGTGCTGACGGAGATCTGCGGGAGCAGCTGGGAGCTGAACAGCATCCAGTACGAACGGGAGACCAGGCTCATCCACCGGGAGTTTGTGTTCCAGATCGAGGCGAGGTGACGCCCATGGCCATGACGATGAAGACGGAAGGCCTGGCGGAGCTGAGCAGCAGGATCTCGAGACTGGCCGACAAGGCGGAGCTGGTGGCGAAGAAATCCCTGTTCAAGGGTGCCGGCGTCGTGGCGGACGCCTTCGGGCAGGCGGTATCGAGCATCAAGACGGAACCATTCCAGGGAAAAAAGGACATGCGGCTGCCTTCGCCGGAGGAGAAGGGCGCGCTCGTCGGGAGGACGGGCATCGCCGTCTTCAAAGGCACTGGCAGCGAGATCAACACCCTGATCGGCGTCACCGAAGCCGGAGGCTACACCTACATCGGAGGGCGGAAGGTCGCCGTGCGGGAAATCGCCAGGAGCATCAACAGCGGGACCTCGTTCATGCAGAAACAGCCGGTCTTCCGGCGGGCTGCGAGCAAGGCGAAAACGAGCGCCACGCAGGAGATGATCCGGGAGGCGGACGAGATCTTCGAGGAGATCATCAACGGAAGCGGTTAACGAGGAGGAAAAAACATGGCTTACATCGGAATGCGCACCCCGGTCTTCGCGCCCATCACGGCGCGGACGGACGGGAGCGCCATCACCTACGGCACGCCGCTGGAGATCGGCAAGGGCGTCCGGGCGGACCTGACGTTTGAAAGCGCGGACAACCCGGACCGCGGCTCCGACGTGATCGTCAACAACGACAAGGGGATCAACGGGTACAACATCACCCTGGAGACGACCCACATCACGCCGGAGGGCCGGGCGGCTGTGCTGGGCTGGAAGCCCGTGACCGGCACGGGCAGCACCGTGCAGTACTACGACGTGACGGACGCGGCCCCGCCCGAGGGCGGCCTGGGCTTCGTCCGCGTCACCATGGACGACGAGCACGTGAAGCACTACGAAGTGTTCTTCTTCCATGCGCTGCAGTGCTCCTCCAACGGGGAGAGCGCGGCGACCAAGGCGCAGCAGATCGAATGGAATCACCCGACGATCAACGCCAGCGGCCTGGGCGTGTACATCGACGCGTCCGGAGAAGCGAAATATTTCAAGTACGGCGAGTTCAACACCGAGAGTGCGGCGCGCAGCTTCATCTACAGCTGCTTCGGCACGACGGCGCCGTCGAACGGCTGACGAGAGGCGGGCGTCCCGGAAACGGGGCGCCCGTTTTTCGAGGTTTAGCGGAGGAGTGGAAAAATGGAAAACGTGAAGGTCACGATCGGCGGGCGGGAGATCCCGCTCCGGTTCCGGATGGATGAGTTCATCGAGATCGAGGAGACCGTGGGCAACCTGGGCGACGTCAAGGAGATGATCCTCAAGGGCAGGTCCAGGCTGCGGAACATCATCACCATGATCCGGATCATGGGGAACGGCGCGCTCAGGGCCGCGGGGGAAAAGGACGACCTGACGGACGAGTGGCTGCGGGAGCACATGGAACCGCATCAGCTGATGACCTATCAGATCGCGGTGATCGGGTGCCTCTCCAAGGAAACCGCCAGCGAGGCCGTGGCGGAGGAAAACAAGGGCAAAAAACGGGATCTTGTGCTGGAGGAACTCGAGGCAAAAAAAGATCCCGTGAATACACCTACCGGCGAGTGATTCACTGGGGGCTGGTCGCCGGCCTGAGTTTTGAGGAAATGCGGAATATGCCGCCGGGCATGATCATCGATCTGTTCGTCTGGCGGAGACAATATGACGACAGTCAGCACGGGATCCGACGGGAGGAGTGACAGAGGATGGCAGACGTCAGCGTCAAGATGGGCGTCTCGGGCGTCTCGCAATTTATCCAGAGCATGAACGCCGCCGGCGCCAGCGTGAAGACCATCGACGCGGCGCTGAAGCAGAACGAAAAGCAGCTGAAAGCCACCGGCGACGCCGAGACCTACATGCGGCAGAAGTCGGACCTGCTGAACGGAAAGCTGGAAGCGCAGAAAAAGGCGATCAAGGAAACCGAAAACGCGCTGAAGCAGCTGGAGAAAAACGGCGCGGATCCGACGGGGCAGGCGTATCAGAACCTGCAGCGGAAACTGCTGGACACGCAGAGCGCGATGATGGACACCCAGCAGGAGATCCAGAGCATCGGCACCGAGAGCAAGAACGCCGCCGGCAAGACGGATCAGCTGGCCAGCAGCCTGGGCGGGATCAGCAAAAAAGTGTCGCTGGAGCAGGTGATCGGCGGGATCGACCGGATCACCGGCGGGCTGGAGACCGCGGCGAAGAAGGCGCTGGAGCTGGGGCAGGCCCTGTTCGACGCGTATATGGACCGCGCGCAATGGGCGGACGACACCGCGACTCAGGCCATGTACCTCGACATGAGTGTCGAGGACTACCAGCGGTACAAAGGCGTCTTCGATACCATCGGCGAGATGACCGTCTCGGACTGGATGAAGGCGAAGCAGAAAGTCCAAAAGGCCATCTACGATCCGAGCAACGATCAGATCGAAGTGCTGGAGGCGCTGGGGATATCCACGACCGCGCAGGGCAAATACGGCGCGGTGGAGTCCCTGACGAAGGACTGGGAGAGCGTCTTCTGGGAAGTCGGCCAGCAGCTGAACAAGGACGTGGCCAGCGGGAAGCTGACCCAGGACAAGGCGGACACCTACGCCCAGGCGCTCTTCGGGAAGAACTTCGCCTCGCTGAAGCCGCTGATGGCCCTCGGGCCGGAGGCCTTCGCGGAGGCGCTGGAAGAGCAGAACGTGGTCAGCGAAGAAGCCGTCAACAAGATGGCGGAACTGAACGACACGGTCACCAAACTGAAGAACGACTTCGCCGCGCTTGAGACGGAGATCATGGCGGGTATGGCGCCGGCGCTGACGAAGGCCGCCGAAGTGCTCGACAGCCTGCTCGGGAACCTGATGGACTTCCTGCAGACCCCCGAGGGGAAGGAGATGCTTGACAACCTGAGCACGGCGGTGTCGGGACTGTTCGAGGATCTGAGCAATATCGATCCGGAGAGCGTGGTCAGCGGGTTCACCGCGGTGTTCGACAAAGTGGTCGGCGGCGTGCAGTGGCTGGTCGAGAACAAGGACAACGTGGTCGCGGCACTGGACGGCATCCTCAAGGGCTGGGCGGGGCTGAAGCTGACCGGCACGGTGCTGCAGCTGGTGAAGCTGATCGACGGCATCAAAGGCCTCGGACTGCTGGGCGGCGGAGCGAAGGCCGCCGGAGATGCCGGAGGCGGCGGGGTCTTCTCCAAGGCGTGGAACGGCGGGAAGGCTGCGCTGGGCGGCGCGAAGGACGCGATCCTCGCCGGCGGCAGCGCATCGATCCTCGCTTTCCTCGCGGCGGAGGGTGCGCTCGGATACGCCGGTGCGAAAATGATCGACGCGAACCTCAACGACCCCGAGCTGATTCAGATCTACGGCACCGGGAACAACGACAGCATGATCTCCACCATGAGCGACGCCGCCGTCCGGGCCGCGGAGGAATACTGGCAGGTCTACCAGGACACAGGCTCCGAGAAGGCCATGGAGGCCCGGGAGAAGCTGGAGGACGTTCTGCTGGGCGAGGGCTACACGAAATCCGGGCAGGGCGTGTCCCTGATCGAGCAGATCTTCGACAATATGCTGAACGGGAGCGACCCGGACGGCCTGGGCGCTCTGCTGAGCGGGCGCGGCAACTTCGAGGGCGGGGTGCAGATCCCCGTGATGCCGGAGGCGCCGGAGGACGCCGCAGATGTGATCGCGGCACAGGTCGGCACGGTGACGCTGCCGGTGCGGCTGCACTTCAATCCCGGCTGGGGCGGAGGGCTGACCAACGGCACGGAGGCCTTCATGCACGCGAACGGGCTGTGGAGCGTGCCGTGGGACGGGTATCCGGCGATCCTCCACCGCGGCGAGCGCGTGGTGCCGGCCCGGGAGGTGGCGAGCAGGAGCTTCTCTTCCAACCTCTACGTGGAGAGCATGGTGATGAACGGCGGGGCGGACGCGGACGGACTGGCCCAGGCCATCGCGGCGCGGAATCAGCGGGTGATGGCCGGATTCGGGAGTTGATGAAATGGCACAGAGTTACTTTGTGTGGCAGGGCATGGACTGCCGCTCCATGGGGGTGCGGCTGGCCGCGCCGGTGCCCATCGTATGGCCGGAGGAGCGGGTGGAGCACATTCAGATCCCCGGGCGCTCCGGCGACCTGACCGCCGTGGAAGGCGAGCACATCTATAATTCGTACATTCAGACGGCGCAGATCACCGTGATCGGCGGCCAGCGGGCCGGGGAGGTCAAAAGGTGGCTCCGGGGGAGCGGGTACGTGACTTTCAGCGGGGAGCCGGACAAAAGGCAGCAGGCCAGGGTGATCGGCGCGGTGACGCTCAATAAGGTCAGCAGAAACCTCGACCTGTGGCGGGGAGAAGTCCAGTTCTACTGCCAGCCGCTCAAGGAGAGGGTGTACAAAGAGACCTCGACGGTCAGCCGGGGCGGGGTGATCCGGAACACGGGGGACGTGCGGGAGTATCCGGCGATCACCGTGACGGCCACGGCCTCCACCGTGCGGGTGGGCAGCCTGGCGCTGACCGGCATGACCAGCGGCAGCGTGATCGTGATCGACTGCGCCGCGCAGATGGTGACGGTGGGCGTGCAGAGCGCCATGTCCAAGGCGACCGGCGCCTTCCCGTACCTGGACATCGGTGAGAACACCCTGACCGGCACCGGATGGACGACCGCCAGCGTGGCGAGAGAGGAGCGGTTTTTGTGATCTGTGTCTACGCACCGCTGGCCAGCTCCACCACGGGCGCGGGGGAGGCGGTGCTCTGCCCGACTTCGGCGAAGATCCGCAACGTGGCGGGCGGCGAGTACAGCTTCACCATGACCCACCCGATGGACCCCTGGGACAAATGGAAGGCCATCAAGCGGGAAAGCATCATCCGGCTGCCGGTGCCGATGGAGATCATCGAAAACGCCTACACCGGGCAGGAGGCGGACATCTACGTCACGCTGGACGCCTGCGAGATGAAGGAGGGCACCGAAGAGCCGGAGCAGTACACGTTCCCCTACTGGGACGCGACCGCGGTGTACACGGTGGGATCGAAGGTCCGGGACCCGGGCTACGGTGCGTACCGGTGCACCTACTTCGACGCGGCGAGCGGGGCGTCTCAGATCCCGCCGCACAATTCCAGCTGGTGGGTGAAGGTCGCGGACAGCAGCGCAGGGAGTCCCACCGTGGTGACGCTGAACGGCGGCACGGAGCTGTACCTGATCGAAGAGGTGGACGAGACCTGGCTGAAGCTCATGACCATGTACGGCGTGACCGGCTACCTCAAGCGCTCGCAGGTGCGCTTCGACCGGCACGTGGATCCGGAGCAGGTGCAGCCGAGGATCATCACGGAGCAGCTCTTCCGGGTGAAAGACGTGGCCGTGGATCACAAAAACCACGAAGTCAGCGTCTCCGGGGTGCACGTCTCCAACGATCTGTCCGGGAACCTGATCGAGGACGTGGAGATCAGCCAGGCGAGCCTCCCCATGGCGCTGACGCGGATCATGGACGGGCTGGCGCTGGACTATC